CTTGTAATTAGGAGTCTCAACCCTAATCGGTCCTCATAGAGAGGAATTGAATTACATTATAAATTTATTATATACTTCATAATTTATAATGTCAAGGCATAACATTCAGTACGCATATATAACCCAAACGCCGGCTTTTTTATCTTCCCAATCATATTCTCCTCGAAATCCTATATATTTGCTACCTATCCGGCGGCTCACTCCATAGCTGATACCTGTAACATAGTGATCAATATTAATCTTGGCTCCTATCTCCCGCAGTACCCCTGGTGCGGATGGTGGCAAGGATTTCAAGATTGTCTGCTGCAATTCTTCCTGCTTCTTCGACGAGTTCAGTACATCTGTCAACTGCTTCTGCAGCTGATCTATTTGCAGTTTGGCTTCGCTCGATGCTTGATCCGATAGCGTCTGCTGTTCCCTTGCTATCTGTAATTCCAGCGCTAATTTCCTGCTGATTTCTAATTGCCTGGTTGAGTTTTGTTCCAGTGTCACCAGCTCGCTTTCCGTTATCATGTATGCCGGCTCGGCTGAACAGGTAGCAGGCAAGAAAAAGAACTGCGCCAACACCCAGACCAACAAGAAAACGATTATTAGATATCCAACTTTTGATTTTTTCATACATGTTATTCCTCCATAGAAAAAAGCACTCTGCTTTCGCAAAGTGCTTTTTAAGATATTCCCAAAATTAATTAGAACAAATTTGTGGATCATCATTTCCACGTAAAGCAACAGTTTCCCCTATTTGATCAAAATATCCTTTTTCTAAATTACAAACTTCTTCAACAAAATTTTCGTTTAATGAAAAAGCCTCTTTCAACTTCTCACGGCTAATCAAATTATTATCTACTAACAATTTAATTGATTGCCTCAATAAAACAGGCTGTTCTGGTTTCATTTCAGCGTCATATGGCTCAATCTTACGCCACTTATTTCTAGTTATCTGCTTCCACAAATAGGTCGATCTTTCCTCAGATATAATGCCTAATTGTTCACAACGCATAACCATTGCAGCTACCGATACTTTCCATATCGGCTTTAGTAATAATAATTGATTTAAAGCCGTTGATATAACATCATTATCAAACCCACCTTTAGGCAACAAAAAACAAGAAGCAAATTTTTTTGCCTCATCTTCTAAACTTTTAAGGTTTTTCGCTATATCCTCTGCATCATGAAATAATAAATGACATAATTCATGAGCTATACTCATACGGCGACGAAAAGCATTGTTGTATTTACTAATAAAAATATATGGTCGCCCATTATCCCAAAAAGAAAATGCATCCAAAGATTCATCAATATCTATTTCTACAATAATAAACCCCTTTTTTTCAAGAAGTCGCGTAAGGTTTGTTATAGGCTGTAATCCTAATTCCCATTCTCTTCTAATTAATTTGGATAAACTTTCCATATTTCGTTCTTCACGAATTTCGATAGTTTTAGATTCTCTAATACGTTCACAAAGAGGGTCGACCGGTGGAATAACAATCTTATCCTTTATATAATCATTAATTTCACTAATTACCCAGTCTGCTAAAATTTTTGCTTGTTCTCTTTTAATTTTAGTGGCAGAATAAAAACTTCTAAAATATATTTGACTTCTATTTCTGCTCTCTGGTTGATAGTTTTTGTAATAAAAACTCACAGGCATATTATATATAGATTGTAATTTTAAGACAGTATCAAGTTTAATGGCTGTCGTGCCCAATTCATATAAAGAAAGCAGTTGTCGACTTATACCTAATTTATCGGCAACATCTTTAATGCTTAACCCTCTAGCTTGTCTTGCCTGACGCAACCTTTGAGGTACGATTATTTTTTTAGCTCTCTTTTCCTCCATTTACTAAACCCCCTTCTTCCAGTACATTGTCAGCCAGCTTAGCAAGGAATTCTTCTGTTTCTTCTGTAGTAATAACTTGATTTTTATTTTTAGAATCAGGTTTAACTAAAGGAATACTGCCGCGCCAGCCTTTCTTTTCTGGTATCCCCAGAACAACAAAATTGGGTTCATCAGAGGATGCTATACCATAAGTCACAACTAACGCATTAATATTTTCTTCTCTTTCCTCTTCTTCAAAAAGATTTTGCTGGAGATTTTCCATGACATTATGCCGATAAATAGAATCATTTCCTGTATCATTAGGAGAATTGGCCAAAGCGAATAAGACTGTTACCGTTGCACTTTTCAATTCAATGTGGTGGCAGTTACATATTGCATTACCTTTATATATATATGAAAAAAAACGATTACCTTCAACAGGATACTCTCGCTCCGCACAAAAAGCAATTGCGGAACGTATCAAATGCGCTCTTAAATCATTTCCTACCGGATTACACAAAAACCGATTTTCTTTACGAACATAAAATTGGTTCACTAATTCAAATCCATGGTCAATTATCTGTCGTATTCGCAACCGTTCTTCTTCCGGAATTATTTCCTTTATCATTTCTTTGTAATGTTTTTCCACAGTGTCCCCTCTTTTCAATATGTTGTTTTGAAAAGATAATAACACTTTTACTCGTTTTTGTCAAATCAAGACACACTTTCTCTATTTATATGATTAATATTATAAAATATTATTTTCCGACTTGTTACTATATTCCATAATATCAATATGTATCCAATCATCTCAAAACCTATTTTCCCCAGATAATTTTCCTGCCATTATTGTCCTCCTTCCTGCAAAAATGTTATAATAATTATGCAAAGGGCGTGATTTTATGCTAAATTTCTTAGCTCTAATGATAGCTTTCGGCATGTTACTGTGGTTAATAACATCCGTTGTAGTTTTCACCGGTGGGTTCGCATATTATTTTTTCAAATATATATTTAAGGCCATATCTAAAGAAATGGCCATCGCTAAAGCAAGATCTAATATTAAACCACTAACAATTAACAAAAAACCATTTTTCAAAATTTTATCCGTAATTATCGTTTCGTTTTTGCTTTTTTATATCAGTGAAAATACTACAGACGCTTCTGTTATAGTAGGCTCTATAGTAGGTTTGTTAGCTTTATCTTGTTACTGCTTCTATCAATCCTACAAAAGCTTTCGGCAAAATAAAAAATTATATTGAAATAGCTCCCATTATCGGGAGCTATTTTTTTATGCAATAATTTCAACATAATCTATTCATATATATCAATATAATAGCTAATTGATATATATGATAACCCTGCCATTATTACCTTATTTTGAAATAGTTACTTTTATAAATTTGCATAATCTGTTACGCCACGGGCAATAGCCTTTGCAATCGCATCTTGTTTATTCTCTAGCAAAATAACATCGTGATCGTTATCAATAAAACCCATTTCGATAAGAATAGCCGGCATATCAGTATTTCTCAGCACAGACAAATTCGGGCGTTCCTTCAACCCACGATCCGGAATATACGGATCAATGCTCTGTTCCGTATCGACCAACTGCTTATGAACACAGGCAGCCAGACGTTCAGCTTCGCTGCCAAAGTTAAACACCAATGTTTCAATGCCCCTCGCATAACCATCAAACGCATTGCAGTGCAAACTGACAAATACATCTGCCCCCCAGTCGTTAGCATTTTTACAAACATTCGGATATGCCGGAGATTCGCCGTTTAGGTTGTCGCTCTGCAGACGAATTACCTCGCATCCGGCATTTTTCAGATAATACTCAACAAGTTTTCCTACAGCCAATGCTACGTCACATTCTTTTAAACCACTGTTAGGATTCATGGCGCCAGGATCGACACCTGGCATATGCCCTGGATTAATAAAGACTTTCATTATTCTCACGCTCCTTTAATATTTCAACCTCAATTCTTACAATTTCTTTTTAACAAAAACAATCAATCCACTCATAGCTTCCACGCCAGCATCATTTAAGTTTTCAATAATACTAAGCAGCTCAGTTACAACAAGATATCCAATAACCGTCATAACTGCCCAAGTAGGTTTATCTAAAACTCTCATAACTACATCAACGACAGCTGCAGACAACGCACAAATTAAATAAACACCGATTTTCCCAAGAAAACGGTGTTTCATAACTTCACTTTTTATCTTTTTGGCAGCTCTGGCCTTTTTTATTCCTTTAATAGATTCTAGAATAGTCGGATTTTCAATACCACTATCTTTTAGATGCAGATAGGATATCGATACCCATTTGGTAAAACAATCTATAAATACTAAAAAAGCAAAACTGTAAAACAATACAGCATGTTTATGAAATATCATGGCCAACATTGCAGCCATTAATGTTTTGTAAGACCAACCTTGTGCTAAAGTTTGAGCAGCTCCAATAGCCGCAAATTTAAAAGATTCCCAGTTCATTTTTGCCTCCTGTATAATGCTCCTTAAAGGAGAGTGATATTTTGAATACTAAAAAAAGAAAACGTATGAAGCTACCAAACGGCTTTGGTAGTGTTGTGCTACGAACTGACGGTAACCGCCGCCGCCCATGGTCTGTAAAAGTCACAATCAACGGCCGTCAAAAATCAATCGGTGACACTGCTACCGAGATTGAAGGACTTGCTTTACTCGCAGAGTATCATAAAAATCCGTCCCTTTTTGCACCAACGCTAATCACCTTTTCCGAAGTCTTTGAGCTTATGAGGGCCGAGCGATTTCCTAAACTAGCAAAAACTACGCAAGTCAATTACCTTTCGGCCTACAAACACTGCCATAGATTATACGGCAAGAAGTTCGCCGAACTAAAAATCGGTGACCTGCAGGCTGTTATTCGCGACACAAGAGAATCAGGAGCATTGTACGCTATGCAAAAGAAAGTCCGGCAAATACTGCACCATTGCTATACCTACGCAGTTAAATATGAGATCATCTCACCTACCGCAGACATCAGTCAATACATCGATATCGATCAGCATAAAGTGAAATACCCTAAAACGCCTTTTAACACTCGACAGATAAACAGAGTAAAAAAACTCGGTGATAAATGGGCTATGACGGTGCTCATGATGATATACGCTGGTGTTCGTACGTCCGAAATGCTATCTGTCGTCAAAACAGACATCAAGCTGCGACAGCGATATTTTATCGTTCGAGAGTCAAAAACTGCTGCCGGTCGCAACCGTGCTGTGCCTATATCAAAAAAAACATTGTCGTTTTTTGAATTTTGGCTATCTCAACCAGGTAAATATCTCATTACAGACGATTACGGCAATCAGCTTACATATCATCAATACCGAACACGCTTTGATGCTGTAATGACAGCCAGCCGCTGCAAGCATACGCCACACGAATGCCGCCACACCTGCGCTACCATGTTAGACAATGCCGGTGCCAACGATACGGCGATCAAACGTATACTCGGACATGCCAGTCAAGGAGTTACTAAGAGAGTTTATACCCATAAATCCCTCCATGAGCTAAAAAAGGCTATAGACCTTATTTGACGACCTTTTATGGTATTAACCCGGCACGAATTTACGCAACAAAAAAGCCTGTATCCCTTGGTTTCTCAGGATCGCAGGCGGTTTGAATTCGGTATGATATTTTTTCATTTTATTATTACCTCATAAAGCTAGTATCCATGCGCTTTCAACCACTTTACCAAGATATTTTGGCAAGATCTTCTTCTGTTTTTGCATTTTCCACACGGTCCTCCAACTCATACAATTTTGCATAGACACTTTCTTGATATATACCAGCTTCAGATAATGCAGCTTCAAACATTTCCTGGTTATGTACTGTAAACACTTTTTCGCTAAGATCATCTTTATTCACATAGACATTATAACGAGTAGTGCCTGTAATTTTAGCTCTGTTATATGATGCCATGAAGTCTACCTGGCTATCTTTATCTGTATCATACCCATAAACCTTACCATCAGTCTGTTCCACCCATACAGGTAAATATAAGTCTTTAATATAGCCAAGTTTTATTTCGTGTAGTTTCTGTTCCTTCAATTCTTCTAATGATGGTACATAAACATATTCTTTTGGCTCTCCAGCATTATTATCCCATCGATATTCTTTGCCGTCCGAAGCATTACCAGACATTTTTAGATATTGGTCATAATTGACTTCAGTAAATCCTTCTACTGAAGGCTCAAATATTTCATCTGTATAACCTACAACTTTTTCTACTTGTTTATACTGTCCTGTAGGTATTTTTGTTTCAGGCACACTTACGGCTTCCGCATTATCATTCACATCTCCATGAGCAGGAATAGTTAAAAAGATTTCTTCCCCCTGCTCATACTCAATTATGGGTTTTTTAGGTGTGATTTTAAGATTATGATCTTCTATCAGGGTATCAATTCTATTCCCTGCTTCGTCAAATTTCAAAAAAATTCTACAGTCTGCTATATTAGCCGGCATTTTTATTACTTCCTTTCAATTCAATTTTTATTTTGGTTAAACAGTGGGGATATAAAACGTCTCTGACGGACGAGGAAACATTGTATCCGCTGCCGTTTACGGTTTTGTTAGGCATATCTGCGCAGCTGTATAGACATCCTGCAACATCAAATACTGTGCATAGCATTTTAGTTAATGTTACGGAAACGAGTTTTAAATATTATGCTGGCCAATACAATCTGTCTTGTCGCCCAGTCCCAGACGCTGATGGCTGGTGGTTTGCTTTTGGTATCTCTTAGCTACAGTGGGGATATTGTTCATCACGTACAGCAACATTTCCAATTCCGTTTCCAACTGCGGCACTATTCATTGTTGCCGTACCAAAAACTACAAGCACGTCAGCTACGGCAACTGGGGCAGAATATTTAGGCACTACCAGTGTTAATTTATACCTTCACGGAACTTCTGGCTGGTATTTCGTTGGCGGCCATTGAACAGTGGGGAAAATATACCAATTCTGGTAATGATCGTGTTATAACGTATCCTAT